GGTATCTATACACTTTACATTTTCCACGAAAAAACCCCCATCACCATTTTGGTGTGAGGGTTTAATCGTCGCTTTTGCAGATTGTGGAAGCGTAAATCTGTGAATAACAAACAAGAGCAAATAGAAAAGGAAAAAGTACACCGTCCATCCTTGGACATATTAAGTATACCATATATCATATATTTTGTCAATACTAAATTCAAAAATAAAAATAGGCTCAAAATGGCTTTATATTTCCATTGCTGAGAGCCTACTATATAAAGTTGGTTATATATTGTCAATAATCGCTCCGCCGAGCATATTCATGCGATATCCTTATGCGTGGATAAAGCTTCATTATTATGTGACTTAAATATATCACCTAATTTTATTATAAATCATTTTATTTTATTTGTCAATAAACATATTTACTTTTTTGCTGTTTTATGCTATAATATATGTGAAAGGAGTGGTAATGTGACAAAAGAAGAAATTTATGGTATTTTGGCTATGGAAGATGAGAACGAAAGAGAATCAGCTATTGATACTATGAGTGCTCGCGATGGCGAAGCATTAACGACTATTGAAACTTTAACAGCTGATAACGAGAATTTGCGTGCTGATGTAGCCGAAAGAGATGAGCAGATTTCCAAACTGTCTAAAGACATTGATGTGTGGAAGAAACGTGTTGACAGATTGTCAGATGTAAACCGTGCGGGATATGTTGAGGATAAGATGGAAAAAGATTTTAAATCATTGCAGGATTATTTTTATAAAGAGTGAAAGGAGATTTTATGTCAAGATTATCAAAAATGCCAGATATTAACGAGGTTGAAAAAATGTCTGGCGCTGAGCTTTTAAACTTAGCAGTAAGAGAGATTAACAATCCAGAGCTTATGAAAGCTATCGGTGACACAACTATTGATTCTTCAACATTTGGTCAGATTGGTCAGATTATCAATTCAAATGACGATTGGAGAAATCAGGTTTACTACACACTTATTAACAAAGTAGGATTATATGAAATGGGGTACGCTGTAGCTACCGACAAATACGGTGCTCTTATGAGAGATTACTTGTCAATCGGTGGAGCTGTTGATGAAATTGAAATGGATAAGATTAAGCCTGTGAAATACAATCCAGAAATCCAGTGGCAGGACGCGCTGAAACAGTATATTCCAAAATATTTGGAAATGTTTCATACTCCAAACAGAAAAGAGCGTTATTCTTTAACTGTTAACCCAGAAACGGCTAAACGTGCATTTAGTAGCGAGCAGGCATTTAGAAGATTTTTGGATATGCAGTTTGCTGTAGCGGCTGAGTCAAACAAAATTGACCGTAACTATTGGTTCTGGAATTTGTTTAAATATGTTGCCGAAAACATTGCATATTATGTTGAAATTCCAGGTTTCGATACAAAAGAACATGCCGAGGATACAACGGTTCTTGTTCGTCAGTGGGGGTTAGATTTATTATTCCCGAGTGATAAATTTAATGTGGCAGGTTTCACAAGAGAGGTATCACCAGAAAATATCTTTATCATCATGAAGAACAGCGCAAAAGCATTCCAGAGTGTTAAGGTATTAGCAACCTCTTATCATATGCAGGAAACTGAGTTTATTGCTAATCATACGTTAACTGTTCCAACATGGGTTGACCTAGGGGAAAACGTGGAAATCTTAATGGGTGATATCAATGCATTTAGATGTTACGTTAATTTATACGCAAGCGACTTCAATCATAACGGAGCTGTTATGGGCGATACTCATTTCTTGCACGTTCATGAAACTTATTCGTCTTCTATTGTTTATCCTGTAATTGCTTTTAAATCATCCGCTATTGCTCCATCAAAATTAGGAGATTTTAAACCAGCTTCTAATACTATTCTTAACAAAGGCGATACGGAAATGATTTCTATTCCCGTTACTGCTGGAGATAATAAACAGGTGCATTATACGCTTACAGGTAATACAGCACCAGAAACTCAGATTCAGCCTTGGGGGTTGTTGTATGTTGGTCAGAACGAACAGGCGAGCGTTATCACAGTAACCGCAACTATTGAGGATGGAAATAACGGAAGTCCAGTAACAAAGAGTGTAACTTATCAGATTAGAGGTAATGCTCCAAAATTTGGTTTCGTTCAGCCACAAGACCGCTCCACTATTAAAAAAGGCGAAGTAGTTCAGTTAATGGCTTCTTTAGTAGAGGGACAAGCACCTATCACTTACAGCATTACCACTAGTGGGGTGCATTCTGGAACAACTATTACTCCAAGCGGTCTATTGACTATTGGCGCCGCTGAAACGCAACCAAAAATCACAATTAAATTGCAGGCAGGTGTTACATCTACAACCGTAGAATATACGATTGCAGACGCTTAATGTGGTTCGCTAATTTATACAGGAATGTAGATTGCCAACCGTCTAACGATAACGTTAGATGGTTTCAATCTCGTTCTGAACAAAAATCGTATTTTGAATCTAGGAAAATAAGTTCAGCGGTTGTAACGCCTATTAAGGACATGAATGTGATTGCGTTAGATGTGGATATAAATACTATGAGAGATGTTCCGTACCTATCGTTTGGTGAAGACGGTGGAAAAGAAATTTATGCATTTGTTGATGATTGCCAGTACACAAATGAAAGAAGAACATTAGTATATTATACTATTGACGAGTGGCAGACATACATGTTTAATATCGAATGGAACCCCATGATGGTAGAACGTGAAAATGTAACAGATGATAAAATAGGAAATCATTTAGAAGATGAAAACTTATCTATAAAAGATATGTTGACTGTTAGTGAGGTTGGAAGTGGTTTCTTTAACCCAGCAGATTATCATATAATTATTGGTTATGGAGAAAATCCAGACGGTACAAATGTAATGCAAAAGATTACTTGTAATATATTTAATGGAGTAGAATATAAGGATTGTGGTAAGGGAAATGGTGGTGTACAAATGGCTAGGGAATTTCTTGAGCAAATGGTCGAAAAAGGAAAGATAGATTCTATTGTCGGAATGTATATGTGCCCTGAAAAATTGTTTAACGATTCTGCAATACCTAAACAGCTTAAATTTAATTTGCCTGTACGACCATCTTCATTCGGTGGTTATGTCCCTAAAAACAATAAGCTATTTACGTATCCATATGTTGATTGTTTGGTTGCTAATGGCAACGGTCAAACGCTCGAATTAAAGTATGAATTTTTAGAAAATCTGGAAATGATTATTGAATTTTCTTTCGGTTTGAACATGGAAGCCGAAGCATTTCCTAACAATTACATGGGTGAAACGAATAATGACTTATATAAATTAACTATAAATAATTTCCCTATGTGTGCGTATATTGTCGATTCATATAAAGCATGGGTCGCTCAGAATCAAGGACAGTTTAGGTACAATATTGCTTCTTCTTTGGTTTCTGGTTTTGGCACTGGTGCGTTAGCAACTGGTTCATTGTTAGGTGGAGCGGCGGCGGCACTTGTTTCTGGCGCAAGTACAGTTAACGGAATATTGTCACAAAATGCTCGGATGATGCGTGTTCCAGATACTGCAAGGGGAACTACTTCTGGCGATGCAGGATTCGCTAACGGTAGGGCAGACTTTAGGGCACGCTCTAGAACAATAACACGGCAAGAAGCAATGATATTTGACGATTATTTAACCCGTTATGGGTACAGAGTTATGCGTTACAAAGTTCCAAACTTAACTACTCACTCAATGTTTAATTTTGTTAAGGCTATTGACCCAAACATAACTGGAAATATACCATCAAAATATCTTAACAAAATCATTGATAGAGTAAGTGCAGGTGTAACCCTAATGCATACCGATTTACAAAAAGTAAAAACAAACTATATGGAAAATGAGGTGATAAGCAATGAAAACACTTGACGAATTAACAACGCGAAGTAATATATCGAAGTGTACTACTTTTTATTTAAGTGACAAGCAAGCGAGTAAGATACAAATTGACTTGGACAATGATAGAATATGGGCATATTATATTGATAAATTTATTGAAGATTTAATGTCGTTGTTTGTTTGGAAAGGGTTGCCAGATGGAATCACCTCTTTTATTTTAGAATATATGCTTATGGCAAACGGAAGTTTTGTATTATATGATGATGATGGAATATTAAAAGCGTCTCGTTATGTAATGGTAACGTGGGATGATTATTTTCAGCCAGTTACGGTACGAACCGTTAATATCGCAACCGATAAAGGATTAACTGGTAAGTTATTGTATGATGATGAGTTTATTTATTGTTGGAATAGCAATACAGGACTGCCAGTGTTTAATGTAGCAACAACTATTGCTGAAAGGTTGGCTAAAATCGAAAGAACTATTGATTATATACACAGGCAGATGAGAAGACCAACATTGTTTAGCGGTACTCAAGCATTGAAAAGTACAGTGGATAACATTATGAACGAAAACGACCCAAAAACATGGTATATAGTTGACAAAGACCTAAACGGAATAAACGGGGTACCAGTAATTAGCGGTGACGTCGGAAAGGGCTTAGATGTACTTATGAATATGCGCAAAATGTATTTGCAGGAATGGGATACAAGAGTAGGGTTACACACTATTATGAATGACAAGTCTGAACGCCTTACAGAGTTTGAGGGATTAAGTTTTTCAGAAGCTGGGAATATAAACATTAGCGGAATGTATCAGCAAAGGATTGCTTTTCGTGATTGGGCACGGGAAAGATTTCCCGAAAAATGCTCAGAATTAGATGTTTCATATAGTCCGTTTATTCGAGTTCGAGGTGAAGAAGTCCCAGACGGTTATGAAGAAAAAGAGGTGTATGACTTTGTTAGTGAGTGATATCATAAGAAGCGGGTATAAAAATACTGATTACTTTAACACAAATTTTATGGATTTAATAAGAAATCAGCGTTCTAGAATTTTTGGTTTCGATTATCCGATAGATAACAAATTTAAAGAAGATTTTGAAGTTAATTTTATCTTGCATTTCTTTAATTACCGTATTTCAGATACAGCAGAAGCGCACACGTATTTATCGTGGCAGACAATGCTAGCTGATAGAATGTATCAGTTATTTCCACTGTATAATCAATTTTTCGAAAAGATTACAAAAGAAGATATAAGCGGAACAGAAAAGTATGTTTCACGTGAAACGTTTGATGAGGATACATCTAATGATAGTATGTCAAATAGTATATATAACGATAATACACATGTAACGGAAGAAAGCGAACAGAAAACAGATAATGTTAATCGAGACTTTCCGTTAAGCTCCGTCACCAATACTAACGCTTATATGACAGATTCCCAAGATAACAAGGTGGCAAAAATTTTTGAGCATAACGCCGATTCAAGAGGTGATAATATTATCACTGGTAATGATGTGGGGAATAGAAATTTCAACAGAAATAAAACTGATGAAAAAATGATGATTGATTTTGATTACTATAAAAGATTCCGTGAAGAATTAAGCGGAATTTACAATGAAATTTATAAGTTTTGTTGCGATTTATTTATTTGTGCGTGGTAAGGAGGAAATAACAATGGAGATATACAAACCGAAAACAATGCCATACGATATGAAAATTGATGATGCTTTACAATTTGCGAGAAAGGAGCTTTATTTGGTAAATCGTTCGTTACGCTCTCTTAGCAAATGTTATGATTCAGTCACTTATGGAATGGTATTATCATACAAAGTTTGCATCATGGAAAAATTAAGTGAACTTAAAAAACTAAAAATAGATGGAATAGAAAGGGTTAATGTGTTACAATGAAACCAGGACAAAAGATGAATACTGATGATGGGAAATATCAAGTTTGTTTATTCCCGTGTGATATAATGAATATTACCCAGCTATCGGGGCCCAATTCATTTTCCCATTGTTGTGGGTATCCTATGGACATTATAGGCAACAGCAATCGTTATCCGTTATATGCACCGTGTGATTGTCACTTAATATATCAAGATAGCGTCGGAAATACTAGAGGTTATCAATCAGATAATGAGGTTGCAACACCAAGCGGAATATGTTATGTATGTTTTAGTTTTACGCATGACGAAAATCCGCCGTCGAAAACAAAATTTAAACAAGGGGATTTGATATCCCATACAGGTATAGCCGGGCAAGCATACGGTGACCATTGTCATCTAGACCAAGCGAAAGGTCAGAATAAGGGTCTTGTATCCTATGGTATTACTTGCGCAATGGGGAATCCATGTTATGCTTTGCAAGACAGCGCAGAACCAGTTAACATATGGTATATAAATGATACTACCGTAGTTAACACTATGGGGCTTACGTTTAAAGAGTATGACGGTGGGGTTACGCCGCCTACTCCAACAAAAAGAAAGAAAATGAAACTTGTGTATTATATGAAAGGATGGAACATGAGATATGGCAGATTTTAGACCTACATTTCCGTTTGACCCAAATATCAGACCAGTAACAAATAACCTTAATTGCGCGGTTAATACAATAACTCGTTATGATATGGAGTTTATAAAAGCGTATAGCGACAAAGAATTATTACACGCCTTGTGTTATCAGATTGCAAACGTTATTGATATGCTTAACTTAACGCAAGAACAGTTTGAAAAGTTGGTAGCGTGGATAAATGATAATTTATGGGAATATGCTAGTAACTTACTACAGCAGTGGCTTGAACAAGGGTTAATTAAAATAGGTGTTATCTATAACGCTAAAACGGAAACGTTAAGCTTTGTTTTCAAACGTTATAAGGAGGTAGAGTAATATGCCAGAGGTAGCCAATCTAGAATTTGAAGATGGAACATACTCTATTAAGGATAAAACAGCAAGACAGCAGGTTCAAAACATTATTAACAATAATCTTCCTAACAAAGCAAGTACTAGGATTTGGAACGTTGTCACAGACGGAGGAGCAGACCCGACAGGAAGTGCTTCTGCTCAATCTGTATTTAATAGAATTCGTACGATTTTAAACACTTATGACTATGTATATATTCCGAAAGGAACATACAATTTAACATCATTATTTATTTGTTCTGAACGTGTTATTTGTGATTGCCAAACAATCGAAGAAAATCCTAATAGTAAGATATTAGCTGTAAAAGAAATACCAACCGTTTATCCAAGTTTTAAATTATTAAAACAAGTTGAAAAGCCAAGTGACGGCTATAGTTTTCAAGGCTGGTGTTATTTAACGGATGGGGACGATTATACGGGCAATGTCTTAGCCGTTAACAGAAATGCTAGTACAAGTAAGACGCTTTTAAAACGTTATAATAACTTGCTAGAATTGCAATCCACAGAAGAAAAGCCATGGGGGCACGGAAATTCATTAACATATATGCCGTCTTTAACTGCAAATGGTAGAAACTATGTATATATGGTATGCCCAATTAATGCTAACAATTTAATTATGTATGACGCTTCAACAGGAAACAATAATACAGTACCTGTAAATGGGGTGTCATCACAAATAAACATTGCTAATAAAATTGGTAATTCGCCGCACATTATCGTGCAAACAGAAGATAATAAAATTCATGTTTGTCAATGTTCTGGTGGCGGAATAAATGTTTCTTTTACTTCTGTATATTCTATTTCAATTTCAAGACCAGTAATCCAAGCGAGAAAATTGGGTGGTCTTAACGGTTTAGCATATTTTAAAGGTAATATATTTACTTTATGGAGCGATAATACCTCAAGTGGGTATGACTTTGTGCGGAATGCGATTCGAGTTGATAAGATTTCGGGTGGTTTATTGTATCAATATTTGTGCAATCCTACTTACGAAGCTAAAGAATTTGAGGGTCTTAATGTTACTGGAGATACAATAAAAATGTTAGAATATGGTAATAATTCCGTTTTTACTGATTATAATTCATGGTCATTATGGGAAATAAACCCATATGACAGCGGTTTAAGTGATAAAAGTAGTGAATTAGAATTTAACGGAATGATAGGAGAGCAACGTATAAGAGTAAGTAGTAGTAACACTAACTGGGGGAGAGGAACAAGCGATTCACCATTTAGGTTTATTCAGTTTGCTATTAGTTATGCGTCATCATTCCAGCCTGTTCGTATTCAAGGGACGTCACCATCGACAGCGGTAGCGAGTGAAGAAATACACATTAAAAACAGAGCGCACTATTTAAAAATTAGTAATGTTAGATTTAACGGTAAAGTTACCGTGGAGAACTGTGCAAACGTGCAATTTGAAAATTGTGAGTTTAACTTTACAGGGGATTATCAATTTACAATCGATGGAAGTAACGTTGACTTTAGCGGTTGTACTGCTACTATGACTGGTGGTCAAAATGGAAATGGATGGATAAGAGCGGTAGGTAATTCGAATGTTGAGCTTCACAATTCATGCAAAATTACAGCTAGAAATGTTGCTTCACTTAGTAGAGGGGCAAAGTTCAGTTTCGGAACCGACACAAAAGGAACGGTATATAATTGTATATATAACGAATCAAGTATTTCACTAGGAAGTGTAAAAGGCATAGCTTATACGTATAAGTCAAGTTTGAGTAAAGGCGGACTTGACGGAACAGTAAATGAATAAGAGGTTAAAAATATGAATATTAACTATAAAGATATAGCTAACATTTTGTGGACAGGAATAAGCACATTCTTTGTATATGTTTTTGGGTGTATAGATGTGGCTTTTAAGTGCCTTATTATTATTATGATTATTGACTATATTACTGGAGTTATTGCAAATAGGGTTAATCTCGATAGTAAAATAGGATTTAAAGGTATCACTAAAAAGGTAATGATACTAGCGCTTGTGGCAGTAGGTGCACAAGTTGATAAAGCCATGGGAACAGATGGTTATATTTGCAGAACACTTGTAACAATGTTTTATATTGCGAATGAAAGCCTTTCAATCGTTGAAAATTCTGCAAAGATGGGGTTACCTGTGCCGCAAAAACTTATTGATTGCTTAGAGCAATTAAAAGGAAACGAAGAAAGCGAGGAACAAAATGAAAGCAAATGATTTTTTAAAGTCTACTTATGGAAAGTATTATGATATTGACGGTTATTATGGCGCTCAGTGTTGGGATTACTTTGCATATCTATGTACTGTAATCGGTAGTAAAATAATTAACTGTACCTCAACAGGATACGTTATTGACATTTGGAATAACCGTAAAAATAACGGTGTATTAGATAAGTTTAAGGAAGTGTCAGTATCGAGTTTACAAGTTGGTGATGTAGTCGTATTTAAAAACGGGGGAAGCCTTACACCTCTATCCCATATTGGCGTATTTGCAGGGTGGTTAAACAAGGGTAGCACATTTACTTTACAAGCCCAGAATCAATATGGTACAGCAAGCGTTAATAAAGGTCTTATGTATGTTAGTGATATTGCTGGATGCCTACGTCCAAAAGTATGGGTTAATAAATCGCCGGATTTACCTATTAAATCAAAAGGTAAAGCTTCAGCAAAGTATGATTACATTCGTGTACGCAACAAACCTAGTCTTGATATTTCCACATTAACGGGAGATTACTACAATGCAGGGATGAAATTAAACTATCAAAACGTTGTAAAAGCTGATGGGTGGTATTGGTTAGAGTATGTAAGTAGCAAAACAAATAAAAAACATTATGTCGCTTACGGAACTACAGACGGAAAAACGGTTTACTGGAAAGTTGAATAAACTTGTGGTATAACCCAAATTTAACGCTGTCACACGGTTGCTTACTTAATTATGTTCTCGGCAACCGTGGCGGCGGTAAAACATACGGTAGTTTTGTAAAAGGCATAAAAAATAAAATATATAAAAATAAGCAATTTATATATTTGCGCAGGTATAAAAGTGAATTAGAAGATTTTGCTACACAATTTGACGAGGTTTCACGAGAATTTCCGGACTACATTATAAGCGTAAAAGGAAAAACAGGTTACATCATAAAACGCACAGGAGATGAAAAAGAAGATTCTAAAAACTTATATAAAAAGAAAAATATATTTTGCAAAGCGGTTGCTCTGTCTAATGCTGTAACAAAAAAGTCAACAAATTATGATAAAGTAAATCTCATTATATTTGACGAATTTATTATTGAAAAATCGTCAAAATTGTTTTATCTCCCAAACGAAGTTGACGCGCTTATTGGATTTATGGAAACGGTTTTCCGAAGTCGTGAAAAATGTCAGTGCCTGTGCTTAGCTAACTCGGTTACCATGAATAACCCGCATTGTGTTTACTGGGGATATACAAAAAGAATAGATAATAAAGACATTGTAAAGGACAAAGATGGGCTATTGCTTTTTCATCATTTTGCCGACCAAGAATATATAAAGTTTAAATCACAAACAAAGTTAGGAATGTTACAAAGAAAATCTAAAATAGGAGGTTATCTGATAGATAACGAATTTATAAACGATGATTCTCCATTTATCAAAAATAAAACGCCAGAAGCGATACACATTGCAAGCGTTGATATTTACGGAAAGCACTTAGGTTTGTGGATGGACTATAAAGACAGTAAGTTATATATAAGTACCAAAGTAGGTAAAAATGACAGTATAACATATGCCCTTACTACAGATGATATGCAACCAAATGTAGTAATGCTTCAATTTTTCAAAAACAATCATCATATGAGATTACTACGTACAATGTTTCAAAATGCATGCGTATATTATGATGATACAGAGGCATATTTTAACGCAAAAGATTTAAACAAATTACTTTAAAGTATTGACATTAAATAAATCTTATGATATAATTAAGATGTAGTTAAGGAAAGGAGACATAAAATGAAAAAGAGTATTATCACTGGCACAGCTTCAGTTAATGTTCTTCTAAATGACGGAAATTCAATTTTAAAAGAAGTTGATTTCGTAGGAAAATTCAGCGAAAGAAAAATTGTTAAAAAAGCAATTGCTGACATTGAAGAAGTATGCAAAGCTAAAGTAGTAAGTGGAAGTGTTAAAGAAGAAATAAACACTTATGAAATGAGCGAAGAAACTTTTATTGCAAATGCCGCTATTGTAATGGATGATGAACAGTGCGAATTAGAATTAGACTAGTAAAGGAGAAATTAGAAAATGAAAACATTAAAGGAATTAGCAAAGGAACAGAACGGAACAAAAGAATGTTTTATCGGTAGAAAGCTTGAAAAAATCGAAAATATTCTAGGCGATAAGGTTACTTTAAGAGATTATGAACACAGAACAAAAAAGGTTGGAAATGGTTATAACCATTATATCGCCTTTATTGTTGATGAAGATAAAGAACATTATTATCACGGTGGTTCAAAATTAAGCAAATTTATTGAAGAAGTTGAAAAAGAAGAACTGGTTAATGACTTATGCCGGGATGGAGTACCAATGATTATGACAAAAACCAAAACAAGAGATGGAAATACATTCACTGATATCACATTCTACCCGCCAGAAAGTGAATTGCCGTTCTAGAGTTAAAGGGTGTGAAAACACTCTTTTTATTTTATGAAAAAGAAAAAAGGGTATTACAGAAATAAACAAGGCGCTTGGCTTAACAGAAAGCTTATAAAAAGAGCTGAAAAACTGGCGGAACAAATAAATGAGCAAAGAGCCGAAAAACGTTCTCAAATATTAAGTAAACCTTTTATACATGAGAAAGGTAGCCAAGCAGTTAAAGAAACAGTAGGACAATATCACGGACAGAGGGCAACTAAATATCTAGGGGAAACAGCTTTCCCAGAATTAAATAGCGTTAGATTTGACCCAGAAACATTACAATCTAACAGCATGTTAGAACGTAAAGTAAAAGCTTGGCAACGCATGAAAACTAAAAAATATAGTGAAAAAATGAATGCGTTATATAAAAATAATTTAATTAATTCTATAGAAACAAAGTTTGGAAATGCTGGGGACGAAAAAGAAATAAAAGAAATAATAAAAAAGATAAAAAGAATGAGCGCAAAAGAATTATCTGAATTTGCGTATACAACAGAGGTATTAAACATAGATTTTGTTTATGGAAACCCAGAATCAGAAGATAATTTCAATCTATTTAAGGATACTGTAACAGATTTTTACAATAAAAAATACAGAAAAAGAAGTAAGAAATGAAAACAAATATTAAAAATTCATACGCTTGTGATTTTGAAACATTAGTTTTAACGAAAGAACAAATAGAAGCAGGAATGAGAACGTATGTATGGGCATGGGGGTGTTGCAAAGTATATGACAACGATAATTATGACGTGATATTCGGCACTTCTATTGATTCTTTTATGGAATATGTTAAAACACTTCATAAACCTGTGTTATTTTTTCACAACTTAAAGTTTGACGGTTCGTTTATTGCGTGGTGGCTACTTAAAAACGGTTATAAATGGTCTAAAGAAAAAGAGCCTAAAACATTCGATACAATGATAAATAAGCAAGGAATTTGGTATCAAATAAGCATTGTGTGGGATGTCAAAGGTAGAAATAAACACGAAACAATTATACAAGACAGTTTGAAGAAAATGCCTTATAGCATTTCAGCTATTGCTAAAAATTTCGGATTTGATTCAGACATGCAAAAGTTGGAAATAGATTATAATGGTTATCGAGAAGAAAACGGAGTATTAAGCAAAACAGACAAAGAATATTTACGGCATGATGTTGTTATACTTGCTAGGGCATTAAAAATGTTATTTGAAGAAGGATTTAAGAAGATGACAACAGGAAGTGATACATTAGCAAATTTTAAAGAAAATATAGGAGGAGAAAAACAATTTACAAAATACTTTCCAGTTTTAGACCGTGAAACAGATAAAATGCTACGGAAGTCATATGCTGGAGGTTTTGTATATGTTAATAAAAAATATGCAAAAATTTCAGAAAATGGACAAATTGGCATATGTTGTAATATAGATAAAAATAGTATGCACCCGTCTATGATGTGCACAAGGGAAATGCCGTACGGACTTCCAAATTATTTTGAGGGGGAATATACTGGTGATAGTAAATGTTATATTCAGCATTTCTTATGCCGATTTGATGTAAAAGATAGATATATACCAACAATACAGATAAAGAAAACTGTGCGTTACTGTGATACTGAATACCTTGAGCACAGTAGAATAGATGAATACATAGACGAGCAAGTTGAATTGTGGTTACCATCACCAGACCTAGAAATATTCTTTAAACACTACAACGTATATGATATTGAGTACTTGGATGGTTTTTATTTTAAAACAGCAAAGGGACAATTTTTTAACGATTATATAAATTCTCTGATGAAAACAAAGGAAACAAGTGAGGGTGTGAAAAGGCTTATGGCGAAACTACGCATGAATGCATTATACGGAAAATTTGGGACGAATCCAGAAGTAAAAGAAAAAGAACCTTATTTGCTTAATGATGTGCTAAAATTCCGCGTTCCAACTCATCCAGAATTTAAAGAAGACGGAGAAGTTATTGAAGTTGAAGATGTAACTATAAAAGACCCTATATATTTGCCACTAGCAATATTTATTACTGCATGGTCTAGATATGACATAATCAGTACAATAGACAAAGTTAACGAATCATATATAAATTATAAATCTGACAAAGACCGTTTCATTTATGTCGACACTGACAGCGTACATATGATTGGGTGGCATATACCTAAAAGCATAAAAATTCATGATACGCACCTAGATTGTTGGAAAGTCGAAACATACAATATAGGAGCAAAATATTTACGTCAAAAAACTTATATTGATAAAGTTATATGCAAAACAAACAAAGAAAAAAAGAAATGGTTATCTAAAGTAAAAGAATATGAAAAAGAGCATAAAGAAAGCGGTATGCCATGGAAAGATTTTGTAGAACAAAAACCACCGCACTTTGGATATGAAAGGGGAAGCATGTATCTGCTTGAAGTTAAGTGTGCAGGAATGCCAGATAAAATAAAAGATATATTAACTTATGATGCTTTCAAAGTTGGATTTAAATCTGACCAAAAGCTAATCGGTCACCAAGTAAAGGGTGGTGTAGTTTTAATGAATGATAAATTTGAAATTAAGGCTAAAAAGTAGTTGACTTTTTAGTCTTCTTTTGTTATAATATAATTGTAATGAAGGAGGTACACATTATGTGCACAGAATATGGATTAAAAGTATTTAGAGAATGGATAGAAGAAACAATCGAACATATCCACACAAACACCAAAGAAGGTAGCTATGACAGGAAGTACAGCGAAGCTCCTTATCTCGCAACAATTAAGTTGATTGATTCAACAGAAGACATAAACACTATAAAAGAATATTTACGCGCTTCATGTGCTGTGTATGATACATCACTGGAACGTAATACATTATTTCCAGAATGTTTGTATAGCCAAGCATTCGAACTAATGTATATAAACTTCTGTACAGCAATACAAGAAAGTGAGGATGGCGAAATATAATGGAAACGGTAAAAACTATCCTAAATAAGCTAATCGAAAACGGAAGTTATGAAATGGTAGGAATAGAATACCATGACCACATCATATTTTTTGGCGATTTAAAAGAAGCAAGAAGAACGTTAGGTTATTATTTAATGGAATGTGAAGCCACTTCAACAGATATAATAAA